GAGATCCTGCGCCTGCTAAATCACCCGGGTGATCATGCAAGATAAGAGCACCTTCCATTTTATCACCTTGTCGTCTAACAATACTTTCTCTTGGCATTACTTGCTTACGTAAGAAGAACCCTTCAAGAGTTTCATCATAGTTTGCATCTTGTAATTTTAATTCTTGAGAATCGATAAGTGATAATTTAAGACGTAATCTTTCTCTATTTGCTACATCTGAATCCAATGCATCGGCAGCATTAAACCAAAGTCCGATATTGTTTACATCAATAACACCAATGTACACTGTGTCACCGTTTTGAACTTTGTTATAAATTAAATTTCCATCTTCGTCTGTATCTAAAGAACTCTGAGAAACAAATTGTTGTTCAGCTTCGTCAAAAACAGTTCTTGACCAATTTAGGCCAGCACCTGTTGTTTTAAAAATATATGGAGCGCCGTCAGAACCTCTAGTTAGTCCGTGTGCTGTAACATTAGCTCTATTATCACCTGTTAAAACACTAAAACTAAATTCGTAGTCTACTTGATCTGCAGGTTCTTCTGGAACATTAATTGTTTCGCCTGGCAATTGGCGTGGAATATATGATTTATCAGCAAACTTTTTATCAATTACAATATCATCAACTGAAAGAGCAGTACCGTGTACGTTGTTAAACGCAGAAATATTTGCAGTATCAACATTAGCAATAACTTGTCCAGCAGCATTTAAAGGACCACCTAGTGTTGGTGCTGGATCAGTAATCAATCTAACATTAGCAATACTAAGAATAAGTTTACCATCAACAGATACATCAAATTGAATAGTGTCTACAGCACCCTCTCCAAAGGCGCTGTCCGATGCTAGTTCAGATATTCTAATTCCTGTAGCGTCTTGTTTTACTACGGGTATAAATGCTTTTACTCCGCCGCCTTCAAACTCGTCTAAGCTGTCTGGTGTATCAGACAAACTAGTAAAACTAATTTGGCCACCTTTACCTACAACTGCATATATTTCTCTGAAGTTTTCGTTTACCTTACGAAACGACTCGCGGACGCTATCACCGGTTCCGTCATTACCTTCAACGCCGATATCTACTTCTTGTCTTGCCATTTTATTTGAGCTCCAAAATTTGTATGTTGTCTTCTAATGACTGATTGTTGAAATTAACACTCACTCCACAGCCACATGCACTTTGTGCATTAGGATTGTTTACAACAAACTGTTGTGCAAACACGTCTGTAGTGTAATCAATTTCACTACCAAATAAGTACATTAAACTCATAGAATCAATAACTAAATTACCTTGACCACAGTCAATAATTTCATCATTAACACCTACTTTGTCTTTATCGATCATATCCCATTCGTATTCAAACCCTGCACAACCTCCGCCTTTTAAGCCTAAATGCACACCAAAACTATCAGGTTTTGCATTACAAAGTTCAATTATTTTGCTTTTTGCAGCTTCAGTAAGGGTAACTACGAACAATATGGTCTCCTAATTTAATGTATTTATCGATCTGTTTTATAATCTTAATGTAAATATAGTTATGTTTATAAAAGAAATTTCAATTAGAGAGCGGCATCAAAGACGTAGTAAAAACGGTCATATGCACAATTACTATAGAGACAAAAGAATAGTAATACTAAGATGTGATAATTGTGATACTGAATTTGAAAGAGAACGTGGAAAAATGGATCCAAAACGTCTAAACAACAATTACTTTCACGTGTGTAATAACTGCGATAGTAAGAAGTTTGCTCAGAAAAAGGGAGTAGAACGAAAACAAGTATGGAACCTGCCTGCGAGTTCTGATCTCCCTATTAGTAAGTTGTGATTATTTTTCTTTTTTGAACATAGTCCACGCACCATATGCAATAGCGCCATATGCTACGAGACTTGCAATTGGTTTAAAGATTAAGAACGCAATACCAGCACCAATTAATACAGCACCGTCTAATGTAGTACGTTCACCTAGTCTATCAACAATAAATTTTTTAACCATTTTTAATCTCCTGTTGTATTTTATTTAGTAAATAATTGTTCCTATAGGAGGAAAATTATGATAAATTGGTTAAAGAAACTTTTAGGTATCGGACCTTCAGATCCAGTTGTGCCAGCAGCAGAGCCTGCACCAGCTGTAGAGAAAAAGGTATCTAAGCCTAAAACTACAAAATCCTCTGCTAAGTCTACCAAGAAAAAAGGCTCAGGCAAAGGTTGCGATTTCAATAAGTTAACTAAAACTCAACTTCTTAAAGAAGCAAAGCATAGAGGCATTCCTGCCAATGCAAGTCTTAAGAAGGATGAAATTTTAGCTAGACTTAAGAGCGCGAAATAGCAGACTGTAATTGACTAATTGCAGTTTCTTGGCGAGCGAGCTTGCGTTCTAAAACGTTTATAGCCGCTCGCTGTTTTTTTGACTGTTCTTCCAGTGATCGCACATATTGAAGTGTAGGAAGTTCTTGGCTTGAACCATCTTCTCCTAACATAGTAATAGTATCTACGCCTTGAGCACGAAGCCCTCCAGTAACACGATTTGGATTTTTATCAGATGATGATTGGGTCTGGTCCGTAGGCTTTTTGCGCCCGTACATTTGATTCAAATAGTTCATAATCTTCCTTTGCGTCTTTGTATTTATATAAGTCAATGCTTGCAAGATTCTTGCATTTAGACTCGACCATGATGTCTGCATAGTCTAAAAATTCTAATGCCCAATCATTTACAGCATCATTCCACATATAATCAGAATGTGCTCTTAGTTTAGCTTTTTTGTATCCTTGTTCAAGTAATGCACCCATGTCTGGTCGTATATTTGAATTAAAACCTGTGAGTACATCTTCACGGCTAACACTGTAATGAATGACAGGGCGCACACCGCGCCAACTATCGATAACACGTTCAAAGCGTTCATCATTAGGTTCAATATATTCTCCTTCCCTACACCAATGATGGTGTATGTCTAGCACCAAAGCGAGATCGTCTGCAAGCTCAAGGCTGTGTTCGAGTCCCCATTTGTTTTCGTCGTTTTCGATTGTAATACAGTTTCTTGCCTCCGGCGAGAGGCGTTTAAGTGCGTCTTTGATACCGGCTGGACCTTTGCGGCCTGAGATGTGTACGTTGCACTTGAAGTCTTGGAACTTGCGTCCATAACCCATCCAGCGGATGACATCGGTGTGATATTCAAATTCTTCTATGCTCCTCTCAACAATTTCCGGATTATCTGAGGCAAGTACAGTAAATTGTCCCGGATGCATTGATAGTCGGACATCGAGTGCTCTTGCTGTTTCTCCAACTTTTGCAAATTCTTTGTCGCAATATTCAATAACATCTGGCTTACGCCAAAAATAACACCAAGTAGGCTCGGTATAAACAGGAAGTACATCACTACCCAATCTGACCATTCTAAGTTGAGGGGGGAGACTTCCAACATACTCAATCAACCTTTTGTATGACGCAATGTTATGGACCATAATGTCCCACAAGCGTTCTTCAGCAACATCACGTGTCTGTCTGTTGAGCCACTGTACTGTTGTGCTACGAGTATTTAGCGGACGTTGTATTTCCTCTAGTAACTTTTTCTTTTGTGTTTGATCAGGATGCATGTACTTACATGCAAAACCGATACGTTTTTGTGTCTGCGACATATAGTCTCCGCAAGTTGTAAATTTCAAATCCATTATAACACCTTTATTTCCAATTGTCAATCACCCAATCATCGTTACATTCTCGAGGATTAGGTTGTCCGTGAAATACTGCTATGCTTGTATCTTTCTTAATGTACGGATGTCCTTTTTCAGCAAATGTTCGAACTCCGTCTATTCTAGTTATCTTTGCCATGTTGCGCATTTCCCACTTATAACTTTGTGCCCAACTGTCAGGATACAATTGATATAAATGATTACCTTTTATAACTTGTTCGTAGATATAATCTTGATCGCCGTGATGTAATCTTATGTGCTTGCGAGGATCTTTAATAAAATTTTCATAAACGTAAGAATGACTGCCGACTTCTAATCTAAAAATGCTGCTGTTAAACTTAGGCCAATCGGGGCGCATTTTTCTTGTAAAGTCTCTAAGTATACAAAACTTGTTAGGATATACATCATAAAATTTGCCAATGTCATTAAAGATTATGACGTCTAGGTCTGAATATAATATTGTACCTTGAGTAGGTAAATCAGGTTTAAAAAATAAAGGCTTGTACCACCAACCTGTTACATTGCCAACAAATGGTAAATCAAAAGTTTCAATATCTTTATTAATATTATTTCTGTTATCGGTGTAACAAGCAAAACGAACATCACTAGGTGCATTTCGTTTGAACATAGAATGCAGAGTATTCACATACTCTGCATCATACTTAGTCCCGTGCTTTAAGCATACGAACCAGCGGTCTTGCATTTATGCCTCGTAGATTGCTGAATTTGCTCCGTGCTCTGCACATTCTACTCGTACACAATAACAGCGATTGTCTGTTTGTTCACGTACAAGTTTGTCTGCAAAGTTGAATGCGTGTTCTGCAAACTTCTCTGCACCAACACCATCAAAAACTCTAATTTCCGCTAGTCCTAAATTTTCTAGCATTATCATAGTTTCCATTTCTGGATCGTTTGCATCTACTGCTACTTTGTGATCAAAGTGATCTTCTAGCCATGCTTTAAGCGGTTTTAGTCCACCAAAGTCTACTGCCCAGTTCTTGTTATCTAAATGATCACAACCAAATGTAAATGTAAATGCTAGACTGTAACCGTGTAGCAAATGACAGTGTGAATGCTCTGCATTAGGTTGACGGAATACTGCTGATAAACCAATGTTGTGTCCGTAATGTTTTGTGCTGTAATATGCCATATATTTTTCTCCTATAAATATGTGGCGGCAGAATTAGAAGGGTTGACGCCAAGTCCTATTAGTTAGTCTTTATTATATATGATATTACTTATATTGTCAACCTTTACATTAGGATAATTCCAGGCTGTTGGCATTTCCCAATTGTCGGTTTGATATATAACAAACTGAATTTTAGGAAAACAGTTAAAAATCATACCTGTTTGATGTATCCAATATCTTGGATCTACTGCTCTTTTATTAGATATCGAATAGTTAGGTGTGTTTTTATAGATGTTATTAACAAGTTTGTCTTTACTGTATAGGTCAAAACCTATTAGATTGACAAATCCTTCTTTTGCATACATTGCAGCAATAAGTATAGCATACGGTCCGCTACCCCAATGAAAGGGTTCGTCTGCTCTTTCGTCACCTTTATAAGGCAATGGCGGAACTGGACGAACACGTTCTGCTATAAATCTATCATACCAATCAGATCTTGTATATAGTAATGTGCCTTTGCCATTTACGTTTGCTCGCAAACATTCTGACATCATACGTTTATCAACACATACTAGATAATCAGTGTAGTAATCTCTCCATAGGGCATTACACCCTACTTTTGGACCTTCGAGAAGATCAATCTTGATCGGAGTCCGGCTCTCTCCGTTGCCTATTGCCCACATCTTTTTTTATCTCGCTTAGTTCATTTTTTATTGCTTCAAAATTACTCTCTACTCTGTGAGAACATTTTATCATATATACTATTTTACTTATCGCCCACCACCACCAGAATACAGTGGTTGCGACAAATGTAACAGCGATTACGATTGATGTAGGTGCTGTATCAAAGCCTAGTAGTTTTTCGCCTATAAGGATGGCTAGTGCGACAAATGGTAGTGTCCACGCCGCATAACGCCAGTATTGTGCCTCTTTTTCTGTTTTTTTATACATAGATTTCCCTTTCTAGAAACTTAGTGTTCTAGCACAAATATTTATAGTGATTATTGTTAGGATTATGTTTAGTTTTAAACTGATATAGAACCAAAAGTTTTCCATTCGCCTGGAGTTCCGCTTTTAACGCATACCCATCCTACATATGATGTAGGTCTTGGATCTGAATTCCAAACAATGTCGCCTTTGTTCCAATTTCCGTCTACAGGTTCTGTATTAGATACTGCAAACTTTTTACCTTCAAATCTAACAGAACCGTTAGTTTCTAGAGATACATCATTAACTGATGTTACTCCAATACCAAGTTTGCCGTGTATATTTACATCTGCTGAATTAGCACCTCTAATACCGAATTCAACCTTGCCTGATTTACTAATACTAATTCTAGGAGTATCATCTGTAATTAAATGAACACCTGAATTACTAAATGCACCAATACGAATGTCAGTGTCGTCTACATCAACTACAAACTCACTTCCCCAGCCTTGCACTGCGAAGTTACCATTTGGTTGCTCAGTACCAATACCTAGTCTATCAGTATCAGTATTATATCTAAAACCATCGCCAAACGAAACATGTCCAGCAACATCTAAAGACTCAAGTGTACCTACAGATCTTAGTTTGCTTGATCTAACGCTATTTCCTAATCCTGATGATGATATTACCGGCTCACTACCAATATAATAAGCAGCATCTCTAGCCATATCAATACTAATACTAGACCACAGTCTGACTGGATTATTCTTTAATACTAGTTGTTTTGATGTGCCATCGCCTTGCCACAACAAACCTTTGTTGTATACTGTTCCGTCTGTAGCACTAAACTCTAAGGATTTTGAAGAACTATTTCTTAGGTCGCCTGCAATTTCAACTGCATATATTTTGCGGACAGTAAGATCACCGTCTACATCTAAGTTTCCGGATACTGTAGTATCGCCTACTACTTCGTCAACATCTATTTTATCTGTACTAATACCATCGTCGTCTATTAGTACAGATAACTTAGTAGCACTGTCTTTAATACCAACAGAACTAAAATTACTAATAGTTCCGCCATTAATTTTATTTCCGCTTATTCCACCCTGAGGAATATCGTCCACATTAGGCTTTACATCACTTGGCACTGTTGCTAGTGTTCCTAGCAATTCTGCTAACTGAATCAAACCTTCTTGCGAATGTTTTAGAGTTATTGGGTCAACTGATTTGTTCTTCATATAACTATTTATCAAGATACCTTTAGAAGCACTGTATCAGGATTACAGCGACCATTTAGTTTGGTATCTGTAGTATTGATTTCTTCTAAGAACTTGCGTAGTGCAACTTTGCCTGCAGCTTTGAACTCTTTTAGTTGTTCTTCTGGCTTACGCAAAGTTTTTTGTACACTGCTCTTTTCATCAAATCCGATAATAGTTGTACCTTTTACACTAAGACCTGTACCATCACGCATTAGTCCTTTA